CAAAAGATGATGGGCACGATTCAGCAAGGTACTCCTACTTTGATGGGTGGTTATGTTGCAGTTAGATATGCCAGTGAACAACCATCTAAAAAGATTCGTGGTGCCACTGTCAACGGCAAAGCAGTTCCTGACACTGTAGAAGATCCAGGTCGTTTGATAAAAGACCTAAAATTTACCCCTGACCAAATTGAACAACGACTGATAGCTATTGGTCAAAAATACGGGTGGGATAGCGTTGAACCTGGTCAAGGTCGAGGCTATACTGAATTGTTCTTTGATACCAACCGAGAATACACATCCAAAACACAACGTCAGTTGGCCACAAACATAGTTAAAACTGTCAATGAAATTAATAAATTTTTTGCCAGCATGAACAGCAGTTTGCAGGCCACTGGGTTGCCAGGTTATAGAACTGATGTATGGCAAGGTATTGGACCAGACAACAATATAAATCAAATCGACGACATAAATCAAATCACTAACATTGCTCAAGGCAAGAGTGCAACAGCAGATCCGGGTCAAGCCATTGGTCAAATGATATTAAAATATCTACCCGAGTATGAAGCGGAAAATGACGAGTTGGGTTACGATCCTCAAGATTTTGCCAACGCAAAGAAAGTTGCCAGCATCTATGTAGCCAAAGGTGAGCGTGCCGGACTAGAAGCACAAGGTAAATTAGACAGTCATGTCAGCGAAATGATCGATGAATTACTCAGCGATCACAACGGATCTGGATTGAGAACTATATGGGACCTAGACGAAGGTGAAAGACACCAGCGTGACATGTATCGGCCCGAAGCGGATCGACGCCCAGACACTAGTAATAGTCTAGCGAGTCGTGACGTTGTTCAAGCAGAAGTTCCAAATGTTACTAAATCAAAAGATGGACATCCAACTGTTCAATGGCGAGGTGATACTACTCGTAAGACAGTTAATACTCGTGTTGAGCCCACTATTACAAAAACTCATGTTGATCGTTTAGACAAAGACACCACTGTTCCGAAATTTTTAAAGCTAAAAGAATTTGCACCTGGTGACAATGCCGGCGGCGGTAACGGGGATGATTATCTAAGAGCACTGGCCAGTGCTTGGTTGAATCAAGATTTAAGTGCAATTGCTGACCAAGTTAAACAAGATAAGAACCCAAAGAAAAAAGGCATGATGGATCGTGTGATTGATGCACAACGAGCTGTTGAAAAGATCCTAGAACGCGGTATTGTTTGTGGTGATGGCAAAGTAAGAAAATTCTTCATTGACTACAACAGTGATTTTGATGGTGTACGAATCGTATATGATGATTATGCTGAATACAGTGATTATGATGATGACGGCAATGACATTGACAGCCGCACTGGCAAGCCATGGCCACACAGCAAATATGATGAAATGGAATTCAAAGATCATGAATTGGATGAGGGTATGACAGAAAATCGCAGTAGCTGGGATAGTAACATGCAGGGATGGCAAAGTCGTGAACAAGCCAGCATGGATGCACAACGCCGACATGATCTTGAGCAAGAGCGTAATGTTGGAATAGAACACGAAGATGATCCTCGTTGGCAAGCACAAAATAGACCACAATCAACTCCAGTGCTAAAAGGCTATTATTTCTATCAAGTAAACCCTGATGACGAGTATGATGCCAAAGCCATTGGCCTAAAGCAGACCAAGAGTGGCAAGTGGGCATTGCCTGTATACAACACCAGTGGACGCAATACCATGATGAAAAAGAACACTGCTGACAGTTCATTTGGCGCAGGTCGTTGGTGGGAACCCAAGAAGTAAATGAGAGAAAACGAATATCCAGTGTATCCGGAAGATGATGGTCGCGATCGCTTCCGGAATCCCTATAGCCCAGTGTAATAGCTGTAACAAATAGTAATAACAAGTAACGATTCATTGTTTAATGAAAGTTGCGGTAGTATACTGTTTGTATGAAACAAATTTTATATCTTTCGATTGCAGTACTATCTGCTTGTGGCGCTGGAGATCCCAATTCAACTGCCAACACTACAACTACCAAGGTCTATCCCTGTGATGCTAGCATAGTGGCACAAATGGCAACCATGATCACACCCAACTTGTTGGGTTTGGGTGAACCAGATACCACAACCTACAGCACCACTGGTAATCAACACACTATGATATATCAGTTCAATATAGCTCGCGAGCGTATTACATTTTTGTACAATACCAGTGGGCAATGTCGGGAAACTGTAGAAACCTTTTGACATCCGATAAATATTCGTAGCATGAGAATAAGTGACTTTGAAATCCGCAACTACGAAAAATTAGACAACATACTGGTTGAGTTATGTGAGATGATTGTTCGCGGGCAACAACAAGATCCAGACTATTACGGAATGGTTGCCAGTTGTGTGTTGGACATGGACAACAACAAAATATGTGCGGTCAACCATTATGTGAATGATCGCAAACGAAAACACGGTGAAAGAGCCGCTGTCGATGCTTATCATCAACAGTTTGGTGATATTGGCGAAGGTAGTATCATCATCACTACTTGTAGTCCGTGCTCAGAACACATGGACGAGAGATACAGCGAAAGTTGCACTGACTTGATTGACAATTTAGGCATACACAAGGTGTATTGTGGCTACTCAGATCCCACACAGGACAACAGCGAAAGATATCAACACAAGAAATTTCACATTGAAACCACGCAAAACAAAAAAATACAAGAGATTTGCAAAAAATTTGCAGATACCTTTTTAAAGAACACACCTTAGGACCGGTACTCGTTACCGTGGCGTGTAGGCGGCTGCTGCCTTACCACAATCGGATTCGCTACCTGACTGGTTAAAGTGAGCAATATTTTTCTTGACATGCCAATTTTAAAAGCGTATAATAAATTTTTCAGGAGAAATAATGTATACTAAAACTTTTAATGGCGAGCAAAAGATCAAACTAACACAATTGATCAACGAAGGCATGCAGGTCATGCACGAAGTAGAAACATTGAATGGTGGACTAGCTGACACTATCAAAGCAATTGCCGAAGAACTAGAAGTCAAGCCCAGTGTGCTTAAGAAAGCAATTCGCGTTGCACACAAAGCTGAATTTGGTAAGACACAGCAAGAGCAGGAATTGTTAGAAACCATTCTGACAACTGTTGGTAAAACACTATAATGAATTACTGGGACATACTACACGACTCAGGCAAACCGCTTTGCTTTGTAGGCAATACGGTACTGAATCAACAGTTTATGAATGATCGACTTGGTGACAATCAATTCAAGGAAATCTGCTCACTGGAACACATACAGTCGCAGACACAAGAATGGTTTGATCAACGACAATTCATTACAGTAACCGGCGATGTTGTGCTTAAGAAACAAATCATCCAAGAGTTAAACAATCGACAGGCCGCAATCTTCAGCATTGTGGGCACACAAAATCTCATGCACAAGGATATTGTAATTGGTCGTGGCACATTTATCAACAACTTCAACGACATGTTGATCAGTGGCATTGATATTGGTAATTACTGTGTGATCAGTTGTTATTGCCAGTTTGGGCGTAATGTAATATTGCATGACCATAGTCATGTGGCTTCTTACTGCTATATCAACGACTGTATTGTCGGTGAGGGTGTTGCCATTGGTGCAAGGGCCAGTATTGTGGGCGTAAGTTTACCTGGGCTTGATACAAAAACCATTGCACCTTACACAAACCTACTGATCAACAGTACTGTAACTAAATCCATAACCGAAGCTGGAACATACCACGGCAATCGTCGAATCAACGACATGACCAGACTGGAATACAGGATTGTCTAATGCTGGAACAACTCAGGAGCCTGTTGAGATCCAAGGCATTGTTGCACACCATATCTCAACAGGCCATCATAGATAACCGACTGAGAAACTTTAAATCTGCACTAGAAAGAATGTCAACTGCTCAACGTCAATGGGCATTTGGTGATCATTCTGTGACCAAACTTGAAGATCTCGATGGTCTTCTAGAAAAAACACCTGAAGATGTTGCAGTGATGCAACAGCAATTGCCACCATACGGGCATTTTTATCATGGTGAAATTCTAGTACAAAATAGCGGTAGTACCACCAGTAAAAAATCATTTCCGTTTGACATTGAATCATGGTTGCAGTATGTGACTCCGGCAGCAAGAGGACTACTGGCCTTGGGAGTTGACAGCACTGATAGAATACTATCCACTGATCCTGGCAGTACGCAAGCTGGATATCGCACACCCGAGGATGCCGCAGTATGGGTATGCAGTGCACAATTGATACTCGACCGATCAGTGAGTTTGAGTAATAAAATAAAAGCCATCAATGATCACGGAGTCACTGTTTTCATTGCCAACTACAACAAGCTGGAACGAATGGCCGCTCTCAAACCCAAGTTTGATCAGCCATTGAAGGCAGTCATCAACACAGGAATGCCACTGAAAAATCCCAAATATATTGCTGACACATTTGGAGTTGAATGGGTCATGGATTATTATGGCTCAAGTGAAATGGGCAATACCTATTACACCTGTCAACACGGACATCGTCATGTGCATGATGATTTTGTACATGCTGTACAGAGAGATGGAAAAACACTATTTTCAAATCTCAGTAGTTTGCCACTGTGGAATTATGATCTTGGCGATCGAATTGAGTATTCTTACAAGGGCTTGTGCAAATGTGGATCATACTTGCCGACTGTGGACTTGTTCAAGACCAAAGACTATACACAAATCAACAAAGGCTAATGTTGTCATTGACAATAAGTAAAAATTATTATATACTAGCGAGTCGCTGGCGTAACCAGCAAGCAACAAGGTCAACGGGCCATAAACCGCAGGAGTAAAATGAGTTATATTGACGCACTATTTGATCGCAAACAAGATCGTATCCATGTACTGGAAAGACGAGATGGCCGAAGAGAATACCGAGAGTTTCCAGCAAATTATATTTTTTACTATGATGATCCTCGCGGAAAGTTTCGTAGTATCTACGGCACACCTGTAAGTAGATTCAGCACACGCAACAGCAAAGAGTTTCGCAACGAGATACGAATACAGTCCAATCATCAAATATACGAAAGCGATATCAATCCAGTATTTCGATGCTTGGAGGAAAATTACAAAGGACAAGATGCACCCAAACTACACACTTGCTTCTTTGACATCGAAACAGACTTTGATCCAGAAAAAGGTTTCAGCAAACCCGAAGACGCATTCAATGCCATAACTGCAATCAGTCTATATCTAGACTGGCTGGATCAGCTGGTCACATTGGTCATGCCACCCAGGCACATGAGCATGGAAACTGCTCAAGAACTGGCCGCAGAGTTTGACAATACATTTATTTTTACCAGTGAACGAGACTTATTAGATACATTTCTTAATCTAATAGAAGATGCAGATGTGCTCAGCGGTTGGAACAGTGAAGGCTATGACATTCCTTACACAGTCAATCGAGTGATACGAGTACTCAGCAAAGACGACATTAGACGGTTCTGTCTTTGGGGGCAATATCCAAAGAAGCGTATGTTTGAAAGATTTGGTGCAGAAAACGAAACTTATGATTTGATTGGTCGTGTGCATATGGATTATATGCAACTGTACCGCAAATACACCTACGAAGAACGACACAGTTATAGCCTTGATGCCATTGGTGAGTACGAAGAGCTTGGCTCTAAAACTGCCTATGAGGGAACACTAGACCAGTTGTACAATCAAAACTGGCGAACTTTTATTGAATACAATCGACAAGACGTTCGATTGCTCAGTAACATTGATAAGAAACTGAGATTCTTAGACTTGGCCAATACACTGGCTCATGAGAATACAGTACTGTTGCCGACCACCATGGGTGCAGTAGCAGTTACTGAACAGGCCATTATCAATGAAGCACACGAAAGAGGAATGGTAGTACCCAACAGAAAAGAAAGGCTCACAGATGAAGACACACAAGCCGCAGGTGCCTATGTTGCTTATCCCAAAAAAGGCATCCACGAATACATTGGTTCAATTGACATCAACTCGCTCTATCCCTCGGCTATTCGAGCCCTCAACATGGGACCAGAAACGATCATTGGCCAGCTCCGGCCAATAATGACCGACAGGTACATCAAAGAAAAAATGGACAAGGGCGATAGTTTTGCCGCGGCATGGGAGGGTATATTTGGTAGCTTAGAATATACTGCTGTCATGGAACAAAGTCGAGGAACAGAAATTACCATCGACTGGCAAGATGGCAATGAAACTGTAAACAGTGCCGCTGAAATTTGGCGCATGATCTTTGACAGCAATCAGCCTTGGATGCTGACTGCCAATGGCACTATCTTTACCTATGAGTCGGAGGCCATTATACCTGGCTTGCTGAAACGATGGTATGCCGAGCGCAAGGAAATGCAGGCCAAATTAAAAACATGCACGGAAAAGTCCGAAGAAGAATACTGGGACAAACGACAGCTGGTCAAGAAAATTAATCTTAACAGTTTGTATGGTGCTATTCTCAATCCACATTGTAGATTTTTTGACAAGCGCATTGGACAGTCGACCACACTCACTGGTAGAGCTATTGCCCGACACATGGATGCCTATGTCAACGAGTGTATAACTGGCAAGTATGATCACACTGGAGAAGCAGTCATATACGGAGACACAGACAGTTGTTATTTTAGTGCTTGGCCAATAGTCAAGAAGGATGTTGAATCAGGAGCACTAGAGTGGTCAAAAGAAATTGCCATTGCATTGTATGACAGCATTGCAGATCAAGTGAATCAGAGCTTTCCGGGATTTATGGAACAGGCATTTCATGTGCCTAGAGAAATGGGCGCAGTCATCAAAGGCGGTCGTGAGGTAGTTGCCAGCAAAGGATTGTTTATTACCAAGAAGCGTTATGCAGTGATGATCATCGACAAGGAAGGCAAGCGCACTGATATCAATGGCAAACCCGGCAAAGTCAAGGCCATGGGCTTGGATCTCAAGCGCAGTGATACTCCAAAAATTATTCAAGAGTTCTTGAGTGATATTCTCAATGATGTACTCACTGGTGTAGATAAATCTTTGATTATTGAAAAAATCAGAGACTTCAAATACAAATTTGCCGAGCGTCCAGGATGGGAGAAAGGTTCGCCCAAGCGTGTAAACAACTTGACCATGTACGGTAAAAAAGAACAACAACAAGGTCGAGCCAACATGCCAGGGCATGTGCGAGCCGCACTCAACTGGAATACAATGAAACGCATGAACGATGACAAGTACAGCCAAGGAATCGTAGATGGCATGAAAGTTATTGTGTGTAAACTAAAACAAAATGCACTGGGGTGGACCAGTATTGCTTATCCCACCGATGAACTGCATTTACCACAGTGGTTTAAAGAATTGCCATTCAATGACTCTGAAATGGAAGCCACCGTGATCGACGGCAAAATTGACAATCTCTTGGGCGATCTAGGTTGGGACATTGCGGCAGCCACCAACACAGAAAATACATTTCAATCACTGTTTGAGTTTTAACATGTTGAGTGATCGCATTCGAGCTCGGTTAGAGTTGAGTAAATTAGTAGAGTATCTTAATCATCTTGATTCGCTGAATGAAATTCAACGACTAAACAACGTCAAGGTTGCGTTAAATCTACTGTTCAGTGACATAGAAATTACCGACATAGAGTGGTCAGCCAAAGAACAATTCAAAGAAATAAAAAAAACGCTGGATCAAACCATGGACACTATTCATCCAGCCTTGCACGAAATGCGCAAGCAGGTGGTTGCGGAAATTGCACAAGGTGAAACTGAGTACTTTCGCCGAAGTAGATTGTTTTATCAAACTACCAAAGCTGATACAGTTAATCACATACTTAATCGACAGATTGAAATCAACGAAGAAGTGCATGAACTGTTTTTAAGTCGATTAAATGTAGTAGCTGATTGGAAATATCCAGGCATCATTATTCGTCCAGGTGTTAGACCCTACATCAACACAATGGTGTCAAGTGATCCGTTGTATCT